AAACATTCTTGGAGACAACAGATGCCGACTGGCTCTTGATGATTGACTCCGATGAACGATTATCTCTTTCCACTTGGCACAAGCTGATTGATTCAGCCCACGACAAAGACCGCCCGATTGTCTCAGGTCTAGTCTTTGCTGCATTCTTCGATGACAATGACGGCCTTCGCCCAGTTCCAACAATCTATTCAATGAATCCGGAAAAAGGACTTCAGGCGATTGATGCTTATCCAGAAGATTCATTGATTGAAGTCGATGCGGTAGGAACTGGATGTCTCTTGATTCACCGCAGCGTTCTCCTTGAAATGCAAAAGCAAGCCACGCCAAACCAAGGCAAGGATTGGGCATGGTTCGTTGAAGGCGCAATCGATGGCACTTATTTCGGCGAGGATTTGCTATTTTCCAAGCGCATCAAATCAATGGGATTCCCAATCTATGCTCACACAGGAGCAATTCTTCCGCACCACAAACAGTTCTGGCTCGATGAACGACACCATCACCCAATGCGGTCGTTCGCAATCCAACAATCTCAAAAGCAGGAAGGTTGAAAGTACCCCCTGACTCTCAACCTTCCTGCCCTATCTCTAAGGAGTAACCGATGGCGCTTTCAGGCTCCTACGATCTAGGTGACAAGGTCTATCTGACTTGGAACACATTCGACCCATCTGGCGCTGCCGTCAATCCCGGAACTGTCACTCTGAACATCACCCTTCCCGATGCCAGCACAGTTTCCGTGACCACAGCGACCTCTGTGACGGGTGTTTATACCGCCTCCTACCTTCCCACCCAAGTCGGTCGCCATATCCTCTCTTGGAGCGCGACAGGGGCTTATCCACAGGCATTCTCGGACATCTTCGAGGTTCGCGACATCAACGACATCGGGATTGTCGGCTATGACGAAGCACTCGACTATCTGAACATCCCTTCGGCTTCAGCCAACGAAAATGAGGTTCGCCGCTTTATCGACGCAGCAACCGACCTTGCCGAAACTTATGTCGGACAGGTTCTCGGTCGTCGCACCTTCACCAGCGAGCTTTATGACGGCGGAACCGAGTTCATCCGCATTCGTAACCCGAAGGCGATCTCAATTACCTCGGTTTATGAGAACGGCGTTCTCATTCCATCCTCGAATTATGTTCTGGATTACACAGGCCAACGCCTCTATCGAATCGGGTCTGGAACGCTTTACGCGACCAACTCTTATGGATACTGGACTCAAGGGATGAACAATGTCTCCATCACTTATGTCGCTGGTTATGTCAATCCACCAATGAGTGCCAAGCAGGGTGTCCTTGAAATCCTTCGCCATCTTTGGCAGACACAGCGTGGCGCAATCAATGTGATGGGTCGCAATCTTTCGGGCGACGAGCTTTACAACGCCCCGACCTATTCCCTCCCTCGCCGAGCAATGGAACTGCTCGACCCAACTTCTTTCCCAGGGTTGGCATAAATGGCAACCTCAACCTTTCCTGCATTCTCTCAGGCCGTCATTTCGACCTTGCAATCGGCTCCATCGCTTTCCTCAATCCGAATCTTTGACGGAATCGAAATCGATATGTCATATCCGGGCGACGCAATCGCCGTCGGGCATGATGGCAATCTTGAAGGAGATGAAGTCAATCCCGGTTCATTCCGTCAGGAATACCGCCCACTCGGAGCAATCAGCAAGTTCGAGATGGGTTCGCTCACCTGCTTCCTCTGGTCAGCCAATGGCTCCACTTCATTGACAGATCGCCGAACAGCAGCCTTCTCTCTTCTTGGCTCAGTTGAAACCGCAGTCCGTTCAGATGTCTCTTTCGGAGGTCTTGTTCAGTTCTCGGCTATGGAGCAAGGCCAAGTCATCTATCGACAAACAGCCAATGGGGTTGGAGTCGGAATTATCTTTACAATTACCTATCAGAGCAGAATCTAGGGAGCAAGCAATGGCAACAATCACAAACATCTCGCCTCTCGGCGATCTAGTTATTCCAGCCCTCGGCAATCTTGTTGTGAAGGCTGGTGAGAGTGCTGAAGTCTCAGATGAGGCAGCAGCATCTCTCTTGGAGCAGACACAGAATTGGTCAGGAGTAGCCCCTACCATTTCCGCGCCAGTAACAGACCCATCACCAACAACCGCAACGCCTGATTCTCAGGCTGCACAGAACTAGGAGACAAAATGGCAATCGGTTCAGGTATTGGTTCGCAACTAGGGATTGCAGCCGAAACAACATTCAATTCACCTGTCACAGTTACTCGATTTTATGAATTCACTTCAGAGAATCTCAACTTCAACAAGAAGGTTGCAGTTGGAATGGGTCTTCGTGCAGGTGGACAACTTCCACGCGCTCAGCGCCGAGTTGTAACCACAACAGATATCACAGGCGACATCACCCTCGACTTGCCAACTCGCGGTCTTGGATTACTTCTTGCTCAAGCAATGGGAACTTCTCCATCAGCAGTCACAACCACGACAGGTGTTTATTCCTACACCTTCACTCTTGGTGATGTTTATGGTCGTTCCTTCACGGCTCAGGTTGGCGTTCCTCAATATGGCGGAACAGTCACACCAAAGACAATCGGCGGAGCAAAGATTCAGGGCTTTGAGATTGCAGTCGCCAATGGCGGAATCGCAACAGGAAAATTCACAGTTGATGCAGCTTCATTGACAACTGGTGTCTCTCTTGCTACTGCTTCCTATTCCACAATATCCAACCTCTTCAACTTCTCTCAAGGTGCTTTGACTGTCAATGGTTCATCCGTTGCCAATATCAAGGATTTCACAGTTACAGTAGCGAACACCCTCAAGGGCGATCGCTACAACCTTGGAAATTCAGGAATCAAGGCGGAGCAGGTCATCAATGGCTTCCGCAAGATTTCTGGCAAGATGACTGCTGAATTCACAGACACAACTCTTCTCTCGGCTTTCCTTGTCGATTCAACCACAGCAATCGTCTTGACCTTCACAGGCCAGACCATTGCAAATGGTCAGAATGAAAAGTTGGTCATCACAATTCCAGCAGCCAAGTTCAATGCTGACACGCCAAATGTTTCAGGCCCAGGAGTCATCGACCTTTCAATGACTTACGAAGCCTATGATGACGGCACAAACCAGCCATTGACAATCGCTTACCAGACCGCAGATTCATCACTCTAAGCAATAAGAACAGGGGAAAAAATGTCTCAAAAAGTTGAACTCACCAACGGAGGTTGGGCAATCCTTCGCGATCCAGCCTCCGTCTCGGTGAAACTTCGCCGACCAGTTGAAAAGGCTTTGCTCGTCATCGCAAGAAGTCAGGCAAAGAATGTTCTGCTTGCTCCTTCAGAGGTCGCAGCAAATATCGACCCTTCGACGATTGACCAATTCTATGAATTGAACGACTTGCTCATTGTTGCACTTGTCGAGTCTTGGTCATTCGAGAAGGAAATCAATTTGGAGAATGTTCTTCAATTGTCGGGCGAGGATTACAAGACTCTCCAAGAAGTGACGGCTCCTGCCATCAACCTTCTACTTCCAAACTTCGGATTCAGCAACAACCCAAAAGCCCAAGCGCCTCTCTCCGAGCAATAGGGAGGGCGCTTGAGGGTGGGGTTGTCCGTGAACCACTTGTCGATGAATGGAAAATCTATCGGCTCTGCAAACTGCTTCATTGCACTCCTTCTCAGCTCGAGAATGAGTCTGCAGTCACGCTAGACTGGATTCTTGCCATTGACAATGTCGTGGTTGAGACCCGAAACAAAATTCAGAACGGGGAAGCGTAATGGCATCAGCGATTGAAGCAATTTTCTCGGGTGTAAAAGAATTCAATTCAGCAACCCAAGAGATTGAGGGTCGCGTGGATCGTGCGACTATGAATTCCCTGAAAACTGTTCAGAACAAGATGAAGACAGCGATTCGCGCCAATCTTCGTGGCAATCCTCGCTGGACTCAAAAGGGAAACAACAAAATCACGGGAGCCAATTTCCAAGTTTCAGGCACAACAGGCCAACACAACTTTCCTCGCTCTGGTGGCCCGGGTCGGATGACTGGCGTTCTCTATAAGGGTGTTGGATCGGTGAAGAAACCTCAAGAAGTCAATGGATACTTCTCTGGAGGTGTCGGCATCGGCGCACCTCCGAACAATGTCAAGAAAAGAATGCTCGAGGCGAAGTATCCATATTTCGCACCAGCAATTGCAAAAGTTGAACCAGAAGTTTCCAAAATATATGAGAATGCATGGTCAAAGGCCGTCGATAGAATGGGAGGAATTATCTGATGTCACTACTCCCACCAGTATTCGTTGAGCTGAAGGCGAATGTCTCAGAATTCACCACCGCAATGGGCGAGGCTCGCGGTGAAGTTGCAAAACTCGAAACCGAGGGAACTGGCTCATTCGATAAACTTGCCACCTTCGGCAAAGCAGCCTTGCTCGGAATTGGCACAGCAGCAATCTCGGTTGGCGGTCTCTCATTGGAGATGGCTGACAAATTCGAGACCTCCCACGCCAAATTGGAGACCGCACTCAAGAATGCTGGCGCTTCCTTTGAGCAATTTGCCACCCCTATCGATGACGCTCAGAAGAAGATGGAGCAATTCGGCTACACCAACGCCCAGACTCAAGAGGCTTTGGCGAATCTGACGACTGCAACCAAAGACCCTCAAAAGGCTCTGAACGATTTGGGACTTGCTGCCGATCTCGCGAAATATAAGCACATAGATTTGGCAGATGCAGCCACCGCAGTTGCTCGCGCTTCAGAAGGTCAGACCAAGGCTCTCAAGCAACTTGGAATTGATTTGCCAGTTACAGCAGGAGGGGCAGCCAAACTCGAGGCTGCCAACAATGCTCTTTCCAAGGCTACCGATGCGGCTTCGGCCTATCTCAAGGCTCATTCTGATGCTTTGGATGCCAACAGCAAGAGCCATGCAACCTATGAGGCTTTACTCGGCAAGGTTCACGATGCTCAGGAAAAGGTCAATTCCGTAGCCTCCGCAGGTACGGAAATTATGAAGGGTCTTTCCGATGCAATCGGTGGACAGGCTGCCAAGCAAGCCGAAACATTCTCAGGCCAGATGGCAGCAGTCAAAGCCCAATCGGAAGATGTCGCCAAGAATATCGGCATGATGTTGATTCCAATCATCGAAAAATTGGTTGAAGTCGTGAAGGACATTGTCGATTGGTTCGGCAAACACAAGGCAATTGCCGAGGCTTTCGCCGCAGTTATTGGTGGAGTATTGGTCACGGCGATTGGCGCTTACATTGCAACGCTAGGCAAAGCGGCTTTGGCTTCGGTCTCTTCCTTCGGCGAGATGATTGCTGGATGGGTTGGATTTGGAGAAGCAGCCACAGTTGCAGGAGCAGAAGTGACGGCTGCTGGTGCTGAAGTTGATGTCGCAACTGGCGGAATCAGCGTCGCCATCGGCCTTATCGTGACAGCAATCATCTATTTGGCAACCCATTGGAAGCAGATTTGGAATGATGTCAAGACAATCATCGCCGATGCTTGGGATTGGATAAGCTCGAAAATCGAACTTATCTGGCATCTCTTCACCGAGGCTTCCCCACTTGGAATGGCTATCAAATGGCTCGGCGATCATTGGAGCCAAATTTGGGGCGGAATCAAGGATGTCGTCT